ATGCCTGCCATGTTTTTACCATTACTATCTACTAGATTTTCAGTTGTTTTAATAGTATCAAATTTTAGTAAACCATTTGCTGCTTGATTTCTGCGAGGATTGTAAGACAGCATACGTGCAAGACGTAATACACTTTCTCTGCGTTCTGCTGTTTCAAGGAAGTTTTCACGTGCGTTTAAATCAATACGGAATGATAAGTTTTGCCCAAGAAAAGCAATCATATCGATCAATGCAAGATATTCACTCGATTCAATATAATCGTTAAAATCTTCTGGATAATTTTGACGCAAGTAGTTGATCATCGTACGGCGTAAGTTATCAAAGTCATAACTTTGAAAATCAGCGTTACGGAATGATTGGTAAATTCTTTTCCAGTCCTCAGCTACTAGTAGCCTTGACTGCCTATCGTTTGCAGACATGTACATTTCCTTGTTTACTGATAATATTTATCTTATAAGAAAAAGTGCGTATTTAATTTTTATTGCTGAAGAAGGCCGTTTTCTTTATCAAATTTAAAACGCAATTGGTCTGTTATACCAAACGGAAGTACTGAAATTTTGCAGTCAATTTGTATGCCTTGTTCGTAAGTATCTATGATAATATCTTCTGCACGTATTCTAGGATCATAATTAATAATTTTAGTTACATCTTCAATAATTGCTTCTTGTACTTCGACTGTAAACGGTTCGTATAAGATATCCCAGATAATAGTGCCAAATGTAGGATCACTTAATTTTTCAGTTTGACGTATATGGAAATGATTGATTAAATCTTGCTTAATTAATTCAAAGTCATAAACACTAAAACTTTTAGCATCCGCAACTGTACTAAACCCTCTGTATTTTCGTCCAGTAGACGCTGTCTGATTTGCAGTGTTTACAGTTACACGTTTATATAAGTTTTTTTCTAATTGACTCATACTATATTTACCCTTATTGTGCATTGCTAGGAGGAGCAGTAGGCCTCACTGTTTGTGTAGCAGCACTATTATCAGTAGGGTCTACAGTCGGAGGATTGGCATTTGCTTCATCAATTTCTTGTTGTAAACTTCTAAGTGCATCTGCTTCTTCATTATGGAATCTATTAACAACAGATCGGCGTATGGCAGCTGTACTGCTAGGAAAATGTGCCATTCCGTTGTCGCGGCGGCGTTCTGCATACACTGCTCTAATTAGTGCAGCGTCAGTAGGCTCAGTTGCTGTAGGTGCATTTGGCGGATACCCTAATGCACGTAATGCATTTTGAAATATTCTTCGTCCGCCGCTACCTTCGCCATGCTGTACCGCAGAAGAAAATAGCGCCTGTCTTACTGTAAGAGATCGTTGTTCAACATCAAGGCCAGTAGCTCTAATAACTTGTTGAACAACAGGTACATAATATCTTAACCCTGCATATTCACTTTGTATTTGGCCGCCTTGGTCAGTTCCCATTACTTGTGCCCACGCTGCTTTATAAGCGTCTGTTCCAGCTCTGGCGCCAGCTGGGCCGCCAGCAGCACTTAATTGCGATTCTACATCAGGATAGGTTTGGGCAAGCCATGCATGGAAGGAATTTAATGATCCAGTATTTGATGCAAGTTGATATTTTCCATAACTCCAGCCGCCTGTACTGTCATATCCAATTATTCCAGGATTTCCTCGAGATTCGTATTTTTCACTTAAAGAACCGATACCCGGAGTATAGTTATAATCACTATTGTAATCACCTGGAGGTACTCCAGGCTGTCCATTACCTCCTGGACGACTTGCACTGCCTGTACTAATATTTCCGCCGCTGCCTTGTACATACGCACTTGATGTTCTTCCGCTTAAATTTTTAGCAAACGTATCCGGAGTAAGTATACGGTCAGCACTTGGCAGGGCTCCTGGAGTATCTCTGTCAGTGTGTATTTTCTTAAACGACAACGGATCCATATTTTCATGGTGTGGCCAAGGTTCGTGCTGTGGCGCTCTTGCTAAAATAGATTCAAAGCTTGATATTACACCACCGGGCTTAACACGGGGCAAAGTGTTTGTGCTTAGTGGAGTAACTACACTTGCAGGGCTTGCAGTAGGTGCTACGGGTCCGTTCATGTGTACATACGTTGCGGTTTCTCTATGTTCTTTAGCACTATTAATATATGTGTTGCTTCCTGCGGTAAGTCTGTTGTCTTGTTCTGTTTTAATATGTAAATTTCCAGTAGTATTAATATACTGATTTGCTTCTACTTTTATGTGTTGATTGTTGCCTACTGTAATTTTACTGTCTTTGCCGACATGTAAATTAAAATTATTTTTAGATTCGATTTGTACTCTGCCATTTTCTCCTGGTCCAGAATAACGACCAGATGCTTTGATATTAACATTACGTGCTGCTTCCATGTTTATATCGCGGCCAGCACTAAAATTTAAATCAGCATCTGTATTTACACTAACACTGTCATGTGCATAGATATCAATTTTTCCATCACTGGTCATTTCAATCCAAGTAGTGCCTCTTGAATTGCCTATATAGATTAAATCTTCGCTATTGTGCATTAATAGCTGATGACCGGTTCTAGTTCTAAAACGCATCAGCTCATTTTGTGGAATAGTTCTGTCGCCGCCTGGTTCGTTTGCACCTTTATTTTTATAAATTGGCGGACCGTCTTCTGCATGAGTTGCACGTACAAACCGCTCGTCGCCGTCATCCATTACAAAACTACTGCCGCCTAGTCTATTAGAAGGAGTAGTAATTTTTCTTCCTCTAGTGCCGATTTCAACAGTAGGTGCGCCGTCTCTTCGATCTTTAGGACCGGGTGTACTTATGCCAAATACCATACTAGGAATTTCTCGTCTTGCACTAGTGGTTGTAGTTCCTCTAAATTCGTCTCCTAATAGGCCTTGAATTTCAAGGGTTTCGGAAAAGTCTTTATTATAAGGTTTTTCAAATAATGTAGGATCAACTCGTGCGCCGGTTTCGATTGCTTTGTTATACTCGCCGACTGGAAGCTTTCTTCCTCTCAAACTAGGAGGCGTTATTCCGGTTGTATTTTCTGTACTTGCTCTGCCGTCTGGCAACATAAAGTTCATATTATTTGCAGGTATACAACCGATCCAAAAACCGTGATTTGTATCACCTTCTGCAAATATTACAAGAACTTTAGTGCCCACATCTGGCGGAACCATCCACATACCATAGCTTTTTTGCGTATGTTCGTATCCATCATTTGCTGTAAGTGCAGCATTAGGAGTAACTCCATAAAAAGGAGACAAATATTGCACATTTAAAAGTTGTCCTGTGCGTTCAGGAGTGCCGCCCGAACTTGTATACCTTAATAATTCAACAACAAGCCCGCCCATATATTTTGTATCTAAGTTATTAACTACAATAGCTTCATACGGTCCGCTGTCTCTAAAACCAGTCGTTCTTTGATTTGTAGTTCTTGTATAATTTCCGTTTGACATATTTTAAAATGGTCCTGTTTGTCTTGGATCACGTGCAGTTACCGGTGGGCCAAATTCGCCATATTGAGAGCTTCCAAAACCTGCTGCTTCTGCACTTTGAGCACTAGTCGTTGTAGTAGGCCTCGATGAAGTAGTAGATGTTTGTCCACTATTATTTCTACTTGGTCCATTGTTAGGTGTATACACTTTTTTTCCTGTATTAAAATCATACCTATCAAACCCGGGTGTTATTGGCTCGTATATATATACGTTTGGCGGGCGTGCCGAAGGTGTAGATGAACTTGTAGGAGAAGACGTAGGTTGTGTAACAGTAGTTGGAGCAGTTGCATCTGCTCGCCTACGTGCTGCTTCTGCTGCGCCGTTTCCTCTGCCTCCAGTAACAGCTGATGTTACTGCTGGACCTGCTCCGCCGAAGGCATCTAAAGGATCTGCTATTACTGATGCAGGAGCAGCGGCTGCTGCTCTCGATTGTCTAAGAATGGCATCGGGATAAGGTTCGCTTGCAGGTGGTGTTGAACCTGAGCCGAACCCGGCGTTTTGTGGCAAACACGGATCAGTACCCGTTTGGGCACCTGTTGCCAATGCTGCTGATGCTGGACCGCTAACTGTTGGTCCTGCGCCTCCAAATGCATCTAATGGATCTGCTGCACTTACTGTTGGTCCTGCGCCTCCGAATGCATCTAATCCTACTTCTGCAGGCGTAGTTTCACTTTCTGTAACAACGCCAGCAGCGCCGACTTTTGCCGTTGTTGTAGTAGTAACTGTTGTGCCAGTCGTTGCTCCAGTTGTTGAATCAGTTTGCGATTCCGGACGTCTATCATCAATTGCTGGATCTCTTGCAAGTACTGGATATCCTTGAAACGTGCCTAATTTTATATAGCCGCCGCCGGGTGGTTCATATCCATTAACTTCGTCTATCGTAGCTACACCATCTTCGACCATTATACTAAGATATTCTGTAAGATGATTTATATTAATAGTTGTAGTTCCAGAATCATAAGTTAAAGGATATATCACCCAATAATGTTTGTTTTTAGGATACTCTGCTAAATCAGCATCTTCGTTGTCAATAACTAATACAACAACAGGATCTTCTGCAAGTGCAACTTCTTCACCATATTCTTCTAAATCAGTATAATTTTGGAATGTCCACATGTGGTCAGAATTTCTCCAAGGACCTGTGTTATTAACAGGCACTGCATTAGTTTGATCTAATTTTCCTGCTGCTTCTTCCGGTAAGCCGCTATCATCTTCTTGTGACATCTTAATTTCCTAACAAACTTCTAGCTCGAGACTTGGCTGCATCTGTTACTGAATCTACTGCATTATTTACGTTGCCTAGAGCTGCGTCTCTAGCTTGATTGACTACCGCGGCTTGTGCTGCAATTGCATCAAGTGCATTTGTTTCATCACCAGGTCGTATACTACCCATAACACCTGGTAATCTTGCACTTGAATACCTACCTACTGGTACACTCGGAATAACTTTAGTCAAATCTGGTAATTCCGCAATTCCAAACGCTGGACCATCTTTGCCGTCTAACAGCGATGTCAATTGTCCGGAAACGTTTTCAATTGCTGCGCCGGCGCCACCGAACGCATCTAATCCAATTGCTGGATTTATTCTTCTAATATCATCTTGTACAGGTGATGGTTCACAATCAGTGCCGGCACGAGCAGATACACCAACGGTGCCGTCTGATTGCACTCCGTCTTTATTTAATGCTGCTGAATTATCAACTTGCACGTTGAAACTTGATCCTGTAGTTTCCTCGTCATCTCGACCTTTACTTCTAATTAATTTAAGAGTTTGAGTAAATTTGCCGCTACTAAAATTATTTGTTACAGCCCATATTTGAAATATTCCGCTAAATCCTGGTACAATTTGTGGAAATTCCATTGTTGCACCTTTAACTTGATAATCAAACGGCGTTCTAAAATTTATTATACAAAATACTGACGAATCTAAATAATTCATTGTGCCGTCATTAGTAATGTTAGGGTTTGCACCGTTTGATGCTACATAATTGCCTGTTTGTTGAGGAATAAAATAAGGATCTCCCATTATTTCCATTTCAGCAGTAACCATATCTACAGTCATGTTTGTAATTCTATCATGAAACATTTCTGCAATTCTACGTCTAACATCGTTGCTTGTGGTGGCGGTTGCTTCAGCAACAGCATTTACAAGCTGAGTTCCGCCAGTAGGATCATCATTAGACGATTGATCTGTAGGCGGTGATGTTACAACGCCGCTGTCTGTACCATTGCCTGAAGAAGTAGTTGCTGTGTTATCAGGGTCACGTAAAGGAGCAGCATTCATACCTAGATCCGCATAGGCACTCATCATAAATGCGTTATTAAAATTAATATCAAAATTTAGTACATCTTCATTTTTGCCCGTGTAGATATAATTATATTCTTTAAGTGCTAGTCCTCTTAAACCTGCCGTATTTTTTGGACGTTTATTAGGTGCTGCTGTAACTGCTTCATCAACTTCATATTCAATAACACTATAAACATAGATTTTTGGTCTACGTCCCATTGTCGATTCTGTTAGAGCGCTTTCGTCTATGAATACTTGAGTGTCGATTCTAAACCACTTATTCATTCCGTTAGTTGACTCTTCGGTTGCTTTTTCTGCTGCATATGTACTTTGCGTTACTATGCGTTCAATAATACTAGTTATTTGTTGACCTTGTTGAAATTGAAAGTCTCTTGCTTTTTCAGCAGGCTGTGTTGCTTGATTTCCTGGATCAACTAAGCCGCTATCCGGATCAGTAGCAGCTTCTGCATCTGCTTCTCCTGAGTTTCCAGCAGCATTAGTATCTTCATTAAGTGGACTGACTCCGATTGCATTCATTTGTGAAGTATTTTCTGCAAAAGATTTTAATACAGAATATATTTGATTTGGTTGTGAAACTTTTATTATTTCAGGACTAAATGATCCTCGTAATCCGTCATCAGGTCCTGTATAACCTCGACGTTGATCTTCTTGTTCTTCAGGCGATGTAGTAAATGCACTTTCATCAATATTTCCTGCTTGTAATGCATCTCTTAAAGCCTGTCTAGTTTTTGGAAAACAAATTACATATCTGTCATATGGAGCAAGTGCGCCTGCTTCTTCCATATCTTCTATAGCCCTATTCATTGTTCCTGTTAGAGACTGATCATTTGTTTCTAACACTTCATGTACAAATGTTCCACTTGCTCTTACTGCACTATTAATTTTATTAATGTTATCAGATAAGCCGGTTTCGCTCATTGGTACTGCTTTTACTTCGTATTTGCTGCCTGCGCCTGAAACATTAAAGTCCATATTGATTATTTGTATAGGTATGAATATAGGCTGTTGTAAAAAGTTTGCATCTGTATCGCCGCCTAAATTCCAGCCAACAAAATCAATCTTTAAACAAAACGGAGCCTGTGTATAACTACCATATCCAGCATCACTTGCAGAACCAATAATTGATTGAATAAAATTGCCCATACTATATGGTTCAGTAACAGTAAAGGTTAAGCTAGTACCACTAGTTAATCTTGTATTAGGGTTAGGTGCAACTACACTTTCTAAATTAATATCATCAATATAGTATTCTGCATGACTAGTAATAGCATCTCCAAAATCACTATACGTGTTTCCAACTGTTTCGTCAAATACTTGATAGCGTTTGTCTAGATTGCCGCCGCTAGATTTAATTACATAATTTTTAAATCCTCCAGCACTTCTGTACAATTCAGGATTATTATATTCTGCTGCATCTAAAACTCCAAGTGTAATTACATAATTAAATCCATTATGGTTTCTCAGTGGGTTAGGTAACTTACTTGCAGAACTATCATCGCCTTTGTATGAAGGCATAAATCCACGATCAATAAAATTTGGTGTTATGCTAGATCTATCTGATAATTCTCTAAATTGATCTAAAACTACTCCGTATTCTCCGCCTGATATTCCTGCTAAATCTGCAATGCCTCTTTCTACTATTTTTAAAGGATTAGATGCTATACCCGTTAGTTCTTCAGCATTTGCAATTAGCCCGCCTAATTTGTTTTGAATTCCACCTAAGAGTTGATTTCCAATAGTATCCCTTGCTGCTCCTAATAAGGCACCTTTAACATCTCCGCCGCGTAATGCTGTATTAATTAGTTGGCCGCCTACGCCAGGCACAGCAGAACTTATAGTTTGACTTACAGTATTCACTACAGACGATTTTAAATTACTTTTTAAAGATGCACCGAGATTAAATGCCATGTTAGAAACCTAATGTATTACGTAATGCTGACGGATCTGGTAGATATATTTCTGTTCCTGCTACAAAGTCAAAAATAGGATCCTTTAATGTATCCATATTTCTTTGAGCAAAAACCCACCATAATTCTTTTTTACCATAAGTGATATATGCAAGCAAATCAGGACGGTATGTAAATTCTGTTGTAATTGTAAAAAGTATATCTTCACGATTTTTTGGCACAGGACGTGGAGATAATATATCTAAATATCCGCTTCTGTTAATAGGTGTACGTGCATACGGGCTTAAACTATTTTTTTCCATTATACAAAACCCTCCGGACCGTTGACGTGACCGCCTTTAACGAATTCATTTAAATTAAATCCTGATTGCGAACGTCTTGCGTATTGTGGTTGTAGCGTAACTGTAATCGAACTTTGTGTCGGTACATAGTTTGGTAATCCGTTTACTGTACACTGTATATAATCAACATCAACTGGTAAGTCAGTAGTAAAGTTTGTTATCACAACAGGTATGTCGTTTAAGACATGTTTACCGTACCCACTTAGTCTACAAACTACTGGCGGATTGCCTAAAGGGTTGCTGTCACCATAAAACATCTTAGTTGCGCTTCTTAAAAAGTGCAAACACGCAATCCAATACCTTGCATCATTTTCATTTTCTTGATAAAACTCACCTGTAATAGTAATTGCATCAACTTGACTATTTTCGTATGCATTGTACGGATAATTTGTATGTGTAGGCTGTATTTGTGAATAGTTTGCACTGTGACTCAGCAGTACTGTTGGGTTAAAAGGAAATACCATAGCATTTCCTGTATTAAAAGCACTAGAGCCGCTGTCTTCTCTAAGGGGAGCTAGAATATCTCCGTCTTTTAACAATACTTCTGGTACACTAATTTTAACACGCCAGTCGCTTGCATCACTAACAGTATTGTTAGATGAAATTATTGCTCTTGATATAGTCCTATTACTGTTTGTCGAGGAGCCAAATCCACCAGTTTGATTAACAAACGTTGCAGCAAGTTTGCCAAGTGGGCCCAAGCTACCTAACTTTTGATTGATAGTATCTCCGATAGCGCCCTTAACAGCACTTTTTGCATCGCTAACAATACTACTAACAAAGTTGCTTGCATCGAAGTTGATTTTAAACGGCATAATTTCATTGTCTCCTATACTACTATTTAGTTGACAAAATTAACATAGTATATTATAATAAGTATAACATAACCGGAGATGTCAATGAGACCTAAAAATTATCTAAACAATAAAGATATACTTAAAGAAATACACAAATCAAAAAATCAATTCAACAGCTATCTTGCACCAGAATATGCAGATTATGATATTATTTTGCCAAGTGTAGACAAAATTAACCGTCTAACTGTTGCTGAAGCAAAACGCAATAAAGCAAAAAAGATGTCATCTGCTGAATATGAGCGGCGTAAAGGCTTAGGACACAAAGTTAAACAAGCAGAGTGCGAAACACTAGCATCTGAAATTACAAAAGAAGAACTAATCTTCCGTGTAATGACATTTGATCACATTCCAGAAGAACCCGGACGCAAAAAGAACCCAAAGACTGTAGCAGACACAAAAGTTAAGCTTCCTTTTCCGCCATTTCATCACTACAAATATAACGACGAAGGTGAAATTGTACTTGTAGGTAAAAGCCACTGGGTAGGTGGCATGGATAACGGACACTTTAGTCATCAACACGGCAAAGCAACTAACAATCTTGCTATGATGTGGCTAAAACTTGTTGATCGCTATGCTACCCGTGGTAACGTGCGCGGATACACTTATAATGACGAAATGAAAGGACAAGCAATTCTGCAACTTTCACAGATTGGCTTGCAGTTTGACGAATCTAAGTCAGATAATCCATTTGCATACTATACAGCCGCAGTTACCAACAGTTTTGTACGTGTTATCAACATTGAAAAGCGCAATCAAAACATTAGAGACGACATTTTAGAAATGAATGACTTAAATCCAAGTTATACAAGACAAAATGCAGGCGAATGGGAAGCAAGTGTCAAAAGAAATGAAGATGCTGCACCAACTGCATACACAAATACCAAAAAATAGGTTGACAGGTGTTAATAATTACTATATACTATTACATGTATATATGGAGGATACTCTTTGTTTAAGAAAGCTGCGGTGTTTACGGACATCCATTTTGGTTTAAAGGGCAATAGTCGTGTACATAACGAAGATTGCGAAGAATTTATTGATTGGTACATAGAACAAGCACAAGCTGCCGGTTGCGAGACCGGTATCTTTTGTGGAGACTGGCATCATAATAGAAATAGTCTTAATCTTACCACTATGGATGCAACAATTCGTTGTATGGAAAAGCTAGGTGCTGCATTTGAGAAGTTTTACTTCTTTGATGGTAACCACGATTTGTATTATAAAGACAAACGTGACGTTAATAGCACTGCTTTTGCAAAACACATCCCCGGCATTACATTTGTAGACGAAATTCTTATCGAAGATGATGTTGCACTTGTACCTTGGCTTGTAGGTGATGAGTGGAAGAAGATGAGTAGTATTAAAACAAAGTATTTGTTTGGTCACTTTGAACTTCCTAGCTTCTATATGAACGCTCTAGTACGTATGCCCGACCACGGCGACTTAAAGCCTGAACATTTTAAGCATCAAGACTATGTATTCAGTGGTCATTTTCATAAAAGACAGAAACAAGGCGCTATTCATTACATTGGCAATGCATTTCCTCACAATTATGCTGATGTAGGCGATGATGATCGTGGTATGATGATACTTGATAAAGAAAACAACAAGGAACCAGAGTTTATTAACTGGCCAAATTGTCCTAAGTATCGTACTGTAACGCTTAGTCACTTGATTGACAATGCAGATACGTTTATTAAGAGCAAGATGTACCTACGTGTTACACTTGACTTGCCTATCAGCTACGAAGAAGCAAGTTTTATCAAAGAAACGTTTATTAATCAGTACAACTGTCGTGAAATTACACTAATTCCACAAAAACAACTAGAAGAAATGAGTACAGAGCTTGATATTGCACAGTTTGAAAGCGTAGATCAGATTGTAAGTAACGAAATTGCAGAATTAGACACGACAAACTTTGATAAGAGCCTGTTACTACAGATTTATAACGGATTAGAACACTAACATGATAAAAATTAAAGATTTAACCGTCAAAAACTTCATGAGTGTAGGGAATCAGACTCAGGCAGTAGACTTTGACCACGAGCAGCTAACACTTGTACTAGGTGAAAACTTAGATCAAGGCGGTGACGATAGCGGATCACGTAATGGTACTGGTAAAACTACTATTATCAATGCACTATCTTATGCATTGTACGGCACAGCACTCACAAACATCAAAAAGAACAACTTGATTAATAAAACTAACTCGAAAGGCATGTTAGTTACACTTACTTTTGAAAAAGACGGCAACAATTATCGCATTGAGCGTGGACGTAGCCCTAATATCTTTAAATTTTATATTAATGATCAAGAAAAACTAGTAGATGAGTCTCAAGGCGACAGTAGACAAACACAAGATGACCTAAACACACTGTTGGGCATGAGTCACGACATGTTTAAACACATTGTTGCACTCAATACCTATACTGAACCGTTTTTGAGTATGCGAGTTAACGATCAAAGACAGATTATCGAACAGTTGTTGGGCATTACTATCCTTTCAGAGAAGGCAGATGCACTCAAAGAGCAAACTCGCCAGACTAAAGATGCAATTACAGAAGAAACTCTAAAAATCAATGCTATTCAAACAGCAAATGAAAAGATTGAAGCAAGTATTGATGGGTTAAGACGTACACAACGTGCTTGGGTTGCTAAAAACAAGCAAGACCAAGACAAACTAGCAGCAGGTATTGCACAATTAGAAGAACTTGACATCGAAGCCGAACTCGAAGCACATGAAAAACTAGCTAACTGGACCGAACACAACAATGCTATACTAGCTCTTAGAAAAGAACTAAGCACACTTGAGCCTGCGCTGTCTCGTGCAGACAAGGCTGTTGAAAAAGTTACTAAGGATATTGCAGAACTTGAGGATGCAACTTGCTACACTTGTGGCCAAGAACTACATGCAGATAAAAAAGCAGAGATTGCTGAACGTAAAGACAAAGAACTTGCCGACGCTAAATCGTATGCACAAGAAATTAATGCAAAGTGTTCAGAAGTTATTATGGCACTCGAAGAGATCGGTGACATCAATGGCAAGCCTACTACTTTCTATGATACTGCTAAAGAAGCATATGAACATAGAAGCAATGTAGACAACTTGAAACAAACACTTGCTTCAAAAACAGAAGAAACAGATCCGTATCAATCACAAATTGATGAACTAACTACTACTGCTATTCAAGAAGTTAACTGGATTGTGGTAAACGAACTTACAAACTTAAAAGAACATCAAGACTTCTTGTTAAAACTTCTTACAAACAAAGATAGTTTCATTCGCAAGAAGATTATTGATCAGAACTTGGCATATCTAAACAATAGACTTACATATTATCTTGACAAACTAGGATTGCCGCATCAAGTGTTGTTCCAAAACGATTTGAATGTTGAGATTACTCAGCTAGGACAGGATCTAGACTTTGATAACTTGAGCAGAGGCGAACGCAACAGACTTATCTTAGGATTGAGCTTTGCATTCCGTGACGTTTGGGAGAGCTTGTACCAGAATATTAATTTGCTGTTTATTGACGAATTGATTGACAGTGGCATGGACACTGCTGGTGTAGAAAACTCACTAAGTGTCCTTAAGAAAATGGCAAGAGAGCGTAGCAAAAACATTTATCTTATCTCACACAAGGATGAACTTATTGGACGAGTTAATCATGTGTTGCGAGTTGTAAAAGAAAATGGATTTACCAGCTACGCCAATGACTTAGAGGTTGTAGAATAATGGAAGATGATGCACACGACTCACTTGTAAACGCTTATCTAGATTATTTTAAAGCAAACGAAAAATTTGAAAAAAGAAACAGTGTACGGACACATCGAGCGGTACGAAAGTGTTTGCGCGATATTCGTTTATTAGCTAAAGTACGTATGGAAGAAATACACGAACTACACAATACAACACGAGTAACCAGAAAAGACAAATAACATTTTAAGCACCGGTAAGTATACTCATGCAGTGGACTTACCAAGGACAAACAATTGACACAATACCAGACGAGTATGAAGGCTTTGTTTATCTTATTACTAATACCACTACAGGCCAAAAATACGTAGGCAAGAAACTAGCAAAATTTAAAACCACTAAGCCACCACTTAAAGGCAAAAAAAATAAAAGACGAGGCTACAAAGAAAGCGACTGGAGAACATACTACGGTAGTTCAGACAGACTAAACGCAGACGTAGCAGCACTAGGCGAAGAACACTTTACAAGAGAAATATTATATCTTTGTAAAGGCAGAGGCGAAATGTCTTATATAGAGGCAAGAGAACAGTTTGACCGCAGGGTACTCGAAACTGATGAATACTACAATGGTATCATTAACGTTAGAGTAGGCGGATCAGACAAGCTCAAACAGGCATTGCTAGAACATCACATCCAGGCAAAACAATCCAACACTTAAGGTTGGCGGGCCAGTTTAATAATACCGCTGTGGAAAAAGCTCTCGTATAGAAGCACACGTAACATACTGATCGACTCCCCAGAGGGAGGAAGCCATCAAACAAATTGGGCTCACTGGTTGGTATAGATAGATTGTTGGCTGTCGAAAAACTGCACATTACACATAAAAACTCTTTAGCAACAGGAACGAAGCGAGAGGTAATGTATTATATAGATAGCATTAACCTAGTTAATGTATTCTTTATGTTACATATGTCGACGTAGGTTGGGAAAGGTCAGAGCCCATTGTGTAGCAGTATAACAAATACCTATTTCCAATGTCTATGGCTGGATAAGACTCACATGAAGTTTTTCTTTTAGACGACGGAGCCGTAACAGGTTCCGTCTGACTGAAACGATCTACATGAAATTAATACAATATTACATTCGTAATATTGCTTGTATATTATATAAATCATTTAATTAAAACGAAGTGTATGTAGTTTGAGCGTTAGCGAAAACTTGTATGAGCTTGCTCATACACTAACTAATAAAAAATAATAAATACTTTATAGAACATACAGGATTACGAATATGCGAATTAATGACATACTTACTGAAAGCTCACAACTTGATGAATTTATACCTATTACTAAAAAGGGTAGAATGATTAAACGAGCTGAGAAAGCAGGAGCAGCTGACTTAAAACAATCGGTTGATGATCTTACGTCTGAGTTTGCTAGTCAACTAGGTAGTCAAGGCAAGAAGTTTAAAACTGCTACAACTGATGATGTTATTGCATTCCTAAAATCTAAAAAAGTAGATACTAAAAAGATCGACGCTACACAGCCAATGGATCCAAAAAGAATTCAAACAATTTTTACTACATTGATCAAAGATAAAATGGGCGGCAAGAGTATTGCAGGAGTCGATGATACAACTGAACAGCCAAAAACTGATCCAAAAGTATTAAAGACTGTGTATGCTCAAACAAAGGCTAACTTTGACAAACTTAATATGAAAGAGAAAAAGCGATTACTTGCTCAACTTGAAAAAAATATTAATTCTAATGCAAAGACGCAACCTGCGCCAGCAGCAAAGCCAAGAGTAAGAATAAAGCCTCAAACTTAAAAGAACGGAAGCTGTGTTTTCTTAGTTGTTTCTAAGTTATCTTTGATGATATCGTTAATCAATTGACGATCTTCAAAACTTAAACAAAACCCTTCATCGAGCGTCATGCCGCCGCGCATGTACCAGCATAATTTCATTATTTCTGATTTAAGTTCTTTTTGTTGATTTTCGTAGTTTTTAACTTCTTGTAGGATCTCAGCCACTGGCCAAGCTAAGATCCTTATACGAAAAAATTTGATTGATCAAACGTAACTGGCACTTCCCATTCTTTAGGAACTCCAGCTGCAATATCTTCTTCATTGCTTTCAACTTTAATAGGCTCAATTGCAAATTTCTTGCGTTGTTCTTCAAGGTGGTCAGTAATTCCTTTAAAAAACTCTTTGTCAACATTGTCAATAAATTCTTCAATGAATACTGGATTTGTTACTTCATCATCGCCGATTTGCAGTTTAGCAATACTCTTTCCTAGCATATTAACAGTCATGTCAGTTAATTTCTTAAAACTAGCACTGAAGCGATTAAGCTTTTCAGAATCGTCCATCTCTTCGTCATTTACTAAACTAAAAATTCTTTGTTCTTCAAATGTTTTTAGATTACTATCAGTAAACTCTTTATAAGTTAATGGACGCAATTCGACATTAATATCACCAAGTTTTAAAGTACTATTATACTCAGGAGTTACTAGTTTGTTCAGTACTTGTCTAAGATCTACACTAAACTGTCTTTCTTCACCAAGTACAGGAACTTTTGTAGTAATATCTAATTTTTCACCGTATGTAGCTATACGGATTGCTACTAGACATGCATCTAAATCAACACTGGGCATATGCCAGGGATTAGTAATTGCCGGTATACAGCTTTTGATAACATCAACAGTTGCTTGTCCGTTAAGTAGGGCATCCGGAGTCTTGATACATAATTCATCCTTTGCTGTCATTGCAAACACTGGCAATTCACCAGTCTCTGGCATATTAAGCACTCCTTCAGGATAAAACTTTCCTCTACTAGGAAGTGTTGTGTATACTTTAGGTTGTCTAAAATATTTTCTTAAAGGATTTTGTTCAATATTACTATTAAACGTTGTTGGATCAAATTCTGACATTCTGTTCTCCGTATAAATACAATGTATAAGTATGTATCTACTTTATTTATATGCGCATATAACTTAGGAAATGAATAGTGGCTGAAGAAGTAAACATTGGTAATGTAGGCGGCGAAGGAGTTGCAAGTGAAGTAACACTTGCCCGGTTGACTTCGGTTATGGAAGTCATGTCTAAGAAAGCTGGCGTTGATCCTAAAGATGTTACTAAAAAACTTACAGCATTAAGTAAAGCAACTGGCGACACTGTTAAAGTTAGTACAAAAAATAGAGATGCATTAGGAAAAAACACCAAGGCAGTAAAAGAATCAACTAGTGCATTTAGTAAACTGGGCAGCATAGCTGGTAATATGCTGTTTAGATCTTTTGGAGCAGTGGCAAGAAGCGGCACTGAAATGACTAAAGCATTCCTAGCTGGTGAAACTTCGATGACTGCATTTGCAAGTCAATTACCTTTGGTAGGAAATCAACTAGCAGTATTAACAGGAATTTTTGATAATACTTTTACAGCATTTCAAAATGTTGCAGGTTCAGGTGCAGCATTTAATAATAGCTTAGTTGAATTAAGAAATAGCGCAGCAGGTGCAAGAATGCCGCTTGACGAATTTGCAAGTATGATAGGTGCAAATTCTGATAAACTAGCAGCATTTGGCGGAACCGCTACTGAAGGTGCAAAAAGAATTGTTTCGCTTAACAGAGCACTAGGGTCAAACAGAAATGATCTTTT